CGCAATTATATTTGTAAAGTGTAGAACTATTTTAGTAAGAGGATCGCCCATGAGTACTCCCCTACTACTTTTGATCTTCCTGAGGTTCTTCTCGGGATCGACCATTTCACCTATTTCCATGTTCCCGTAGAAATAGATGTTTCTAGGACCGTAAGCAATTTCCATTACCAACAGTCTGAGTATCTTAGGGATGCCACATTTTTGCATCCACTGAGATCCGATTACTCTTGCAACTTTATGTGACAAGAAGTCGGTTGCCGTTTCGTAATCTGTCGAGGTTACGAAAACGCGTTCATAGACTCTCTTAATTATAGAGTAGTCATTGAACTCTTGTCTGTGTGTTTCTTTCACACAAAACAAGATATCTTCAAATTCTTCGGTTTCTAAGCTTTTGAAGAGATTCCATGCATGGTGCGATGCTCGCATCCCGCTATGGCTACTGCTGAACCCCTTTTCTAAGGGTACAGCACAGATCTTGTTGACAACATCGAGTACGATCTTGACACAAGCACGAGTCTTGGTAATAGATCTACTTTTACCAGGCTCGTCTACGACGACAAGTTGAGCGTCTCTGCGCTCCTCTTTCGTTAACCAAAGTACTTCTTCTAGTGCTCTCCAGAAGATGTATTCTCCTGCCGAGCAGTCTGCATTAAGCAGAACTGCCGGCTTTCCGGTTTCGAGGTCATAAGTCATGGCCCTCTCACCTCTTGCTCTAGCTTCGCAGAATTCTTGCACTGCGGCTAAAGTCCCCGCTTCAGACTGGGTCTTTTCCCAAGTACTGTTGGCGTTTACGGTGATGCTGGCCTTCGTCCGCAATCCCGTAAATACATGGTCAGGCAAGTCTTGTAAGATCTTTGCCATGGCCGCTTGGATTATTGCTAGTGATGTATCATTAACATTATCCGGAATAGTTACAGTTTTAAGGAACTTTATCTTAGACTGTAAATTTACCAAGAGAGGGGGTTTTCCCGCCCCCCTCGTCTGGCTCAAAGTCCCGCATAAGAAAAGCTTTCTCATGCGACTCTTCTCGTTTTTCATCTCTTCGTAAAGAGGAAGGAAAAATCGGACCCACCTCGCATTTTTGTTAAAATGCGGGTGTTTCTGTAAGCTGTCGACTTTATTCAAAGTGGCATGCTTTATTAGTTTTCTCGCGGTTTTTAGATCGGAGAATCTAGTACGAATAGATGTAGCCGTTGGCCGCAACTGTCCGTCTAAGAATTCATCTGAGATTAACTCCCAGAGGAGATTCAACACAGTGAGATCATACTTTTCGTAGGTCCACTTTTCATGCGGGTAACATACCATTCTTTGTACTGTTACTCCGTCAATCGTTTTCAAAACTTCTAGAAGCCTTGAAGAACGGTTTG